TGAGTTTCGCTTCTCACGATCCCGCTCAATCATGGCAGCGTTAAGAAGAAACCACGCCGCCTCAGAAACGGTTTTCATCCCGGTATCGCGGCAAAAGTCCGCGAGCTTGTCATGTAGGGTCGAGGAGATGCGGAAGTTCAGCCGCTCTTTATCGACCCCTCCCTTTGGTTTTGTAGTCATATTTTTGGCGCATGAGCGGCGACAATCTCAGCCAGCCCTCAAAAAAAAGCAAAAAAAATTGAAATAGGGTATTGACCCCACGCGCCATTTGAGCGACAAACGTCGCCAATGCGAGCGACAAAAGACGCCAATCGCCTAGGCAAAACGGTCACAATCACCGTCGGCGGATTGACCCGCGAAGCGGTCAAAGCCCTGCGCCAAGACGCAAAAGAAAATCACCGCAGCTTGGCGGGCCACATCCGCGCTCTGATCGAAAGCGCCTTGGAAAAAGCGGAGGCCGCGCAATGACCCCGCAACTCGTCACCACAAAGGAAGCCGCGCAGATGCTTCGCATTTCGCGCAGCAAGGTCAGGGATTATTTGCCTGCCGTGAAGTTGTCCGCACGCGGCACGCGCTTCGATGTCGCGGACATTCAGCGGCTCATCTCCGCAAGAAAGGAACCCACCAATGGAAACTAGCGAACTCATCGGCATTGCCATCTTCGCCGTTGCGCTTTTGGCAATAACTTTTCAAACCGCCTTTGCTTACGGAGCAAGGTGTGGACAAAACAAAGAGCGCCTTCTCGGGGACAAGCGTGTGCGCGGCGTCCTCGACTACGAGAACAAGCGCCGGCCAAAAAGCCAAAAAGCCAAACGCCAACGAGCGCGCAAAGCCGCATGCCTCGCTGTCGGATCGGTTGGCGTTGTCACGTTGCTAGGGGGACTGCAATGAGCATTTCGCCCGCCCACCGCGACAACAACGGCAGCAACCCCTGCTTGCCGCCGCACATTCTGGGCCGCTTGCTAGACAAGCTGCGCGAGAAGATTGGCAACGAGCAGAAGGTCACCCGCGACTCGTGCGCCGAAATTGACCGCGCCGCGCGCGACATGGAGGCCGCACGATGAACCCGCACCTTCCACCCGACGAGGCCATCGTTGCCGGGCTTGTCCTAGTTCTGATCTTTTTTGCAGTCGTTTGGTGGGCGGAGTATTGGAAATGATTGCCGACCTTTTCGAGCTTGGCATCGGTGCGCGTTCTCACAACGGACGCCACGGCGCTGCAACTGGCAGCAAGTCGCCTGTGCGCGATGGATGGGAATTGTTGGCATGGGCGATGCTTGAGTTGGCGATTGAAGACACGGCCATCCTTTGCCGCTACGGATTGATTGACGCAGAAGGCGAACTGCTCGCATGGCCCAAAATTCGCAAACGCGATTCGCGCAAGGCCGAAAAATGGCAGTGGGAGCCAATGCGGATTGCCAACATGAGCGACGGCCTAGACCACGGACGCTTGCGCGATTTCTGGCTTGAGCCAGATCAGGCCCAAGTTTGGTGCGACCTGTGCGGTTGTCGACTGCCGGCCACGGACATTTGGGCGGGAATCCTTAAACACCACACAAAATGAGCGGCGCAATCATGGAACTTGAAGACTACTACAATCAGGCCAAGGCCGAGTCGGCAGCGAAGGACGAGCAGATCGACCGCATGGTTGCCATCATCGTGGCGAAGGACAAGCAGATCGAAGAGCTTAAAGAGCAGCGCGCGCGCATGACTGCCGTTTTGGACGATGTGCTCGGCATCGCTCGACGCCGCGAGGAAGCAGCCAAAGCCGACATCGCGCGACAGGAAGCGGAGGCGGGGCTATGAACACTTCTGAAGGGGGGAACCTAACAGACGCCGGGGCGGGCACCTTTGGGGGGTGCAATCAAACCGCCTCGGCAAAATTTACGGTTGGCGAGATCGGCTTCGGGCCTTCGTGGTCTGCGGAGGACTCGATGGCGGCGTCAATCATTCGGTTGGAGTGCGAAAAGTCGGAGCTAGAGGCCGAGGTGGCTTTGTTGCGGGAGGAGCAGCGAATATTGCGCGGCACGATTGAAGGACTGCGCGACACGCTTTGCAGCTACAAGTGCGCCGACAAGGCAAGCGCGGACGGAGGCTGGAGCAACATATGAGCGCCATGTCCCGAAACAAAGGCGCAGGCGGCGAGCGCGAGGTGTCGGCGCTGATCGAGGACGCCAGCGGCGGCGTGTTTAAGGCTCAACGCGGATGCCAGCACGCGGGACGCTTTGCCGTGGGCGTGGCCTCGCCCGATGTGCTGACAGACTTGCCCCTGCATCTGGAAGTTAAGCGCACGGAAAAGCAGGCGCTTCGCCAGTGGTGGGCGCAGGCTGTGAATGACGCTGGCATTGAGAAGGAGCCGTGCGTGGTCACGCGCTGGAACAAGGGCGAATGGCTTGGAGTGTTGCGATTTTCCCACCTTGTCGCGCTGTGCGCCGAGATTGCGCGCCTTCGCCAAATGATTTGCCGATTGAACGACGAGCTAAAGGAGGCCCGCGAACGATTGGCTTAACCCAAAAAAAAGACCGCGCCGAGGTTGCACCCCCGACGCGGCATTAGAACACACACCAAATGGAATCGACTCAATTAGCGGTGTCAAGTGGCACCCAACACCAAGTAAGTCACCACCGTCAAGCAACGGAAGTGGCCTCAGTTTGCAAAGAGATTGTTACGCGCACGGCGCAAAACATACAGGGGCGCAAGTATGTCCGCGTCGAGGGCTGGCAGTCCGTGGCAAATGCCTTCGGCTGCGTTGCGTCGGCTAAAGACGTTGAGCGCACCGAAACGGGATACCGCGCCATCGGGCAAGTTCGCCGCATGGACACCGGGGCCGTCATCTGCGAGGCCGAGGGCTTCGTGGGCGATGATGAGCGCACCTGGGCGAAGCGTGACGAATACGCCAAGAGGGCGATGGCACAGACTCGCGCCATCTCGCGGGCCTGCCGCAGCGCGTTCGCCTTTGTCGTGACAATGATGGATGCCGGGCTTGAAACCACGCCCGCCGAGGAAGTGCCGCAGGATGGATTCTCTGACGCTCCGCGCCCGGCGAGCCCTGTGCGCTACCAAGCGCAGAGCAAGCCCGCCCCGCGCATGGTGGACGAGGACGTAATCGACGTAACGCCAGAGCGCGTGGAACCGAAAGCGCCCATCCGCAAGAAGCAACCCGTCGCCGCGATGGAAGACGGAGCCGATTGGCAGACGGCGCGCTTCATCAAAGGCAATCGCCAAGACAAGACCAGCAAGGCAGGCAAGCCTTTCACCAAGTGGGGGGCTTTCCTTGAAATCGACGGCGCAGAGAAAGCCGTGTGGGCGAACACGATCAACCGCGACTTGGGCGAAACGATCGACGCGCTGGAGCAGGGCGAAACCGTGCTGGTTCAGACCAAGGCCACGGACTTCGGCCTCGATGTGGTGGGCATCCGCACGGCGGATGTGCCGACTAAGCACGAGGAGAAGGCGGCAGAGAAGGACATCGAGTGGGGAACCAAGGAAGACGATTCCGATTCTATCCCTTTCTGATGAATGCAACTTCTCCTACCACGCACGGGCTCGCGCAAGCTGGGCGAGTATTGGCACGAAGCCAAGGACGGCAACGCCGAGGCTCGCGAGTTGTTCGACAGGCATTACAGCCGCTATCGCTACAAGGACGGGCGAAAGCCCAAACTCTTCTGCGGCCCCGGAGAGAAGATGGTGCTGCTTACCGAGGCGGCGGATGCGCTCTTCGTGTGGCGCAAGTTCCGCAGCGCAGACGGGCAGCAGGGGGTGAACTGCGCGGTCTTTCGCAACGAGTCGGCGCTGCTTTCAAGCGTTTTGATCTTGGACGCCGAGCAGGCCGCGTGGGCGCGGTGGCCGAGCGAGCGGCTTTACACCTACGTCAAAGCGTCAGCCATCCAGAGCAGCAACCCCGGCTATTGCTTCAAGCGGGCGGGGTGGCGGCAGTGCGGAATCACCAAAGTCAACAAGCTGGTCATTTTGGAAAAGGAGGCTGGCTGAAATGAGCAACCTTACAGGCATCCACTACCAGATGCCCGAATCAGAATACCGCATGGCCCCGGCCATTGCCGCCTCGGACATTAAACACATCCTCCCGCCACGCACGCCCGCGCATTACGCGAGCCACATGGCGGGCGAGGTGAAAAAGGAAACGACCAAGGCCATGCTCCTCGGAACCTTGACGCACTTGGCTGTGTTGGAACCCGACAAACTGGACGCGGCATTTGCCGTGCGCCCGGCTGGCGTTGATTACCGCACCAAGGCGGGCAAGGAATGGCGGGACGCGCAGACCGCGCCCGTCATCGACCAAGAGGATGCCGACTCGCTCCACGGGATGCGCGATGCCGTCGCTGCTCATGCTGGCGCGCAAGGCGTATTGGCCGAGACGCGGCGGGAAGTCGCCCTCTTTGCCGAGCATCGCACGGGGCTTTGGATCAAAGGCCGCATCGACATCCTCGGCGCGGACTTCGTGGGCGATGTTAAGACCACCGAGAACGCAGACCCGGAGAGCTTTGCCCGCACTTGCGTCAATCTGAACTACGCCGCACAGGCGGGGCATTACACGCAACTGGCGCGACTCAACGGACGCGAGGTGAAGCACTTCACGTTCATTGCCGTCGAGCGCACCGCACCGTTTGCCATTGCCGTCTATCGGCTGGACGAGCGGGCGCTGGCTTGGGGGCTGAAGCAGATCAACGATGCGTTGCAGCTTATCGCGGAGTGTGAGGATCGCGGCGAGTGGCCGGGTTATGGCAATTCGCCGATGACGTTGGCCTTGCCCGCGTGGGCTTACGGGAAGGCGGTGGCGGCATGACTTGGCAACCCGAACTTTCCTTCGGTGCGCCCGAAACGCACCGCCGCCCTACGCAGGCAGGCCGCATCCTCGCGCACCTTCGCGCAGGGAATCGGCTGACGGCCTTGGACGCGCTGGAGTCCTTCGGATGCTTCCGCTTGGCCGCTCGCATCCACGAACTGCGGCGGGAGGGGTGGAACGTGCAGGAACGCACCGTGGAGACGCGGGGCGGGAAACGGGTGGCGGAGTATTCGCTATGAGATACGAAATCACCAAAACCTTTCGCTTTGAGGCCGCGCATTCGTTGCCGCATCTGCCAGCGGATCACCAATGCCATCGCCTGCACGGACATAGCTACGAAGTGCTGGTCGGCGTATGCGGCCCAATCGCTAACGAATGGGTGCAGGACTACGCGGACATCAGCGCCGTGGTAAAGCCGATCGTGGCGTCCCTCGATCACCGAAACCTCAACGATATTCTGCCATGCGCGACCACTGCCGAAAACCTTGCCGCGTGGCTTTGGCGCGAATTGCAACCGCGATTGCCGCTGCTTTCCCGCGTCGAAGTCCGCGAAACGCCAACCTCAAACGTGATTCTGACCAAGAACTGATATGGCTAAATTCACTCATCTCATGTCGGGCGGGCTGGATAGCACCACCCTGCTTTACGACCTTTTGCATCAAGGCCACAAAGCCCATTGCCTGCTCTACGACTACGGGCAGAGGCACATCAAAGAACTGACGTTCGCCGAGGCGACTTGCGCCAAGCTGGGCGTGGCCTACGACAAAATCACCCTGCCGCCGCAGCTATTTGAGCGGTCGGCGTTGACCACGGGCAGCGAGCCGCTGGTCGGCACGCCAACCGTAGTGCCAAACCGCAACATGGTTTTGATCGCGATGGCGGCAAGCTATGCGCTTTCGCACGGATGCACGGCGGTTTCCTGCGCGGTGAACGGCGACGATGCCGAGGTTTATCCCGATTGCCGCGCCGACTTTATGAAGCACCTCAATTTTGCTTTGCGGTGCTGCCACACGCGGCGAATGGAGGTGCATCTGCCCTACATCGTCCGAACCAAGGCCAAGGTGGTCGATATTGCGTGGCGGCTAAACGTGCCGCTGGAAGAAACGTGGTCATGCTACGCGGGCGGCGACGAGCCGTGCGGCCAATGCGGTGCGTGCCAAGTCAGACTGAAAGCCATTGCCGATGCTGGTCATGCCCTCCAATAACAGCGGCATCGAAGCGGGTTACTTGTGCGGTAAGTATCCAAATCGCTTGGGGTGGCTCATATCTCCCGGCTCGTGGAAAAAACCGCCGGCATGGATGCCCTACGCTCTCGACAACGGCGCTTTCGGCGCATGGCTAAACAAGCGCGAGTGGGACGAGCAGGCGTTTATCGACCTTCTTGACCGCGTGCGCCCTCATGCTCGCCCGATGTGGGTGGCCGCGCCGGATGTGGTAGCCGATGCGGAGGCGACCAAGGCCAAGTGGGTCGAGTGGCACGGGCGCATCAAAGACATCATCAACGTGCCGCTGGCCTTTGTAGTGCAGGACGGCATGACCACCGATGACGTGCCGCTAACGGCGGATGTGGTCTTTGTGGGTGGCTCGACCGAGTGGAAATGGCGGAACCTTCGGCACTTCACTGAACATCATGCTCGCGTCCACGTTGGGCGGGTCAACACCGAGCGGCTTTTGTGGATGGCTCACGAAGCGGGAGCAGAATCGTGTGACGGCACGGGCTGGTTTCGCGGCGACCAAGATCAACTGGCAGGCCTTGAGCGATATCTGGGCTTGTCTACCCGCAACGACAAAAGGCCGCAGATGGTCATGGAGGCAATTTTATGATCTGGCTAAACCTCAAAACAACAACCCTGCGCTCGCCCGAATATGCCGGGAGCGAGCCGATCCAGCGGGCCACTTGGCTCAACCTCTTGGCCTATTGCTGCGAGCAGGAGAACGGCGGGAAAATCGAAGGCTGCGGCGGGTGGAAGGATCGCCAATGGCAACAGACGCTTGGCGTGACTTTGGCCGAGGTGCGCGAGGATTGCGCGCTCTGGCATTGGGAGGGCGACACGCTGTGCGTGGCGTTTTACCCGACCTTCAAAGAGGACGAGGTGCAGGCCCGCAGGGAGGCTGGCAAAAGAGGCGGAAGCGCCAGAACCCAAGCAAAAACCCAAGCAGCGCGAGACAACGGAGCCAAGCACAACCCAAGCAAAACCCAAGCAAAACCCAAGCAAAACCCAAGCTCGAACCCAACGGAAAGGGAAGGGAAAGGGAATGATAAAGGAAAGATAAAGGAAGACACAGCGCGCTCGGAGGAGGTTGTTTCCACGCCAACGCTGCCGGAATGGGTCGAGATGTGTCACCGTGCCCAAATTGGCAAAGACATTGCCGAGGAGATTTGGCACGACAACGAGGGCCGGGGCATTTCGCCGCACGGGTATTGGCTCGATTACCAGGGCAACCCGATCCGCAACCCGATAGCCAACGCCACATCCCGCGCAGCGGCCATAGCGCGCAGGCGCTCGCCTGTTGTCCCGATAAACGGCCACAACGGCCACGCCAAGCCCGAATCGGTCTGGTCGCTACAGCAACGCATCGAGGCCGCGCAGAAGGAAGTGGATCGCATCTGCGCGAACCCGGCTAACAAGGAGGCCGTCCCTGACTCGTTCGACCGAAGACTGCGGGCCGAGCCGATGGCGAAGGTGAAGGCGTTGAAGGCGTCGATTTCGGAAATGCGGCAGAGGTTGGCTGGCGTGGAGGTCGCAGCGTGAGCGAATCCCTCCGCGCCTATATCGCCGCCCGTGGCCTCGACGCCCAACTGACGATGAACTTCCTGCAAGACAACGGGGTCATTAGCGACAACGCCGTGAGCGTGGCCGATGTCGGAAACGGCGGCGAGTGTATTGGCTGGCTGGAAAAGCGCGACACGCGGCATTTGCGGGCCAATGAGACGGCAAGGAGGGCGGCATGAGCATTCCCAAAACGATGGACGAAGCCGCCCAGCATTACGGGCGAAGCCCTGTGCGCCCGGTTGGGCCGCGATTGGCGCGCAAGCGCACAAAGACCAAGCGCGACTGGGCCAAGGCCAAGCGGCGCAGACTTATGGCGAAACAAAGCAGACGGAGGAACCGCAGATGATTGACATGAAACGCGCAGCCATGCTCGGAGGCGACCCCGCAGACCGCAAAGAGGCCAGCTATTGGCCGACGCACGAGGACAGGCCCGAAGACATCTGGGCCGACGAATGGCTGGAGATGTGCCGGGCCTCGGAGGTGAAGGTTTGCCCTGATGCTGTAACGCACGGCAAGGCGGCGTTTGTTTCCTCCTTACAAAAAACGGACAACGACCAGATCCGCGCAGCCAAACGTGAAACGGTGGTGGAGCTTCTGCGCCAGATTGCAGACCTCAAAAATTGCCCAATCGACAAGCTTCAATACAAAGCCGACATCCTGCTCGCCAGCTTTGAACTAAGCGATTTGAGCGCCACGGACATAGGCCGCAAATACGGACTGACTCGCGCCGCCCCAAGCAAGCAAATCGTTGAAACCCGCAAAAAGGCCAACCCCAAGACTATTGCCAGAAGCCAAAAAAGCATTGAGGCCAGAAAAACTTACGCCCTGCGACAGGTAATCGTTGGGGCCACTCGAAAACCAAAACCAAAAGAAACACAGCTACAGAAAGAATCGAATCTATGCATACAGCGAGCCCTACAGGCATTGTCGGAGAACCAACACAACTGACGGCCATAGTCAGCGTCAATGAAATCCGCCACACTTGGGACAAAGTAAAAGAAGCCCAACAGGCGGCGGTGATGAGCGAAATAAAGCTCATCCAAGCGAATCTTGATTTTGGCTCAACCCTCAGAAGGGCCGAAAGCCAAATGGGGAACGAGCGGCTCCTTGAGGAGCTTGAGCAACAGGGCATTGATGAATACACGGCCAAACAAGCCATGAAGATGTCCAAAGACAATCCAGGCGGTATTGCTCAGATTGCCGCAGACAGCAAGAAGCTCAAGCAATACAGCGAGCAACTTACGTTCCCTGCGACAAACGCGACCAAGGACGAAGGCGTGGCGCGCGATCTGCCGCCTTGGGAATTGGGCAAAAGCGGATTACGCCTCAATGAAAATCCTGACGGCTGGCACAAATACGGCAGCAATTACTCGACCGATATGTTTTGGATGAAAACCAAAGACATCGCTCGCATCCATGCCGAGCTTGGTTTTGTTCAAATCGTCAGAGAATAGGCACACAGCAATGAGGTGCGGGCCACCTGCATTTGTCCGCAGGTTGACACCGCACCTCTGGTGTGCAAACACCGAGTGTCTCGGCGTGTCAATCGACGCGCCTTTGTAAATGGTGCGACAAGCCGTTTTACCACAAACAGGCCAGAGTTAAGTATTGCAGCAAGCGTTGCTCTGAGCCGGGCAAGCGGGCTGAAAAGCTAAACGAAACACATTGCCGAGCCTGCGGCAAAGAAACGTGGAAGCTGTCGGCTGGCGGAACTTGTTCAGCCAAATGCAAGGCACAGCAAACAGGAAAGCGGCGAAAACATCAGCATCCCAAATTGCCATGCCTAAAATGCCACGGCTTGATAGGGCTCAAAAGCAAACAGTCGGCTCGGCTTTTGCGGGTTTCGCACAAAGTAGTTTATGAAAATAGGAGGCTGCTTGGCTTTCGCGTTTTAACAAGGGCAGAGGCCAATCGAAGCCGAGCCATTCAAGAAGGCAACGCAAGACCGGATCAATGGGGTAAACGCAATCCTTCAACTATTGAAGAATGGCAATCGTGGGCTTATCGAGAAGATCAAGCAGAGTGGAATGCGTTTGAATCAGAAGCGTGTTGGTCGAAAGACCCATTTGTTAAAAAAGAAATAGCGCGGTTGGCCTATTACCGAGACCACGAAACAAACAAAGCCAAGTCAAGAGCTAACGCGCGAGCAACATACCAAAAGCGCAAACATGAACCAGAGTGGATACAGAAGAGAAGAGATCAACAGAAAGCTAGGCATGCAGCTAACCCAGAATACAAACGAGCATGGCAAAAGGATTACATAAAGAAGCATCCAGAGAAAGTTAGGGGATGGCAACGCAAGCACAGATCGAAGCCTATCAACAGAGCCTATTTGAATTTGCGTTCAAGAATTAGAGAAGTGTTTAAAAGCAAGCGTTCTGCTGTTTCAGTTTTTGGGTGCTCAAAAAAAGAGTTTGAAATACACATCCAATCACAATTTACAGAAGGAATGCATTGGAATAACTACGGAACATTTTGGCACATTGACCACATCATTCCGATTTCACATTTTGATCCCTACAACGAAGATCACAAGCGCTTGGCAAATCACTGGACAAACCTTAGGCCGCTGGAAGCGATAGCAAACATTAGAAGAGGCAACAGAATGAAAGAGACGGTGCAGATAGCATTGCCGTTTTGAATCGAAGAAATCTATTCCGCTATTAACCGCAAGTGCTCGATCAGGAGCGATGATTTCCTGCGAGCCTACAACCCTTGACAATGGTTGTGGGTTGTGGGGAACGGGTTGTCTCAAGGTCAAATGGCGAAGGCGCTTGGCATCAGCCAGCAAGCCGTAGCCAAAGCCGCCAAGCGCGGGATGCCGCTAACCAGCGTCGAAGACGCGCTGGCGTGGCGACGGGTTAACCAAAGCACCAAACGCACCAAGGTAAGCGCCGGGCCAACTCCGACCCCGGAGCCCATCGGCCTCTCCGCCCTGCCCGAACTGCCCGACGATCTTGCCGTCACCGACAAACTCCGCCGCATCGCGGTCAACGACTTTGAGCGGGCCAGCACGATCCAAGAACGCAGCGCCGCCAGCCGCACGGTAAAGGACGCCGAGGAAGCCCACGAGATCCGCAAGCGCGACCTCGTGCGCTCCGAGCAAGAGTCGCAAAACCTCATGCATCGAGACCAAGTGCAAACCGTCATTGCCGAAGAAGTCGGCAAGCTCCGCGCGCTGCTTGAAGCCATGCCCGGCGCTATCGCAATGGCCGCAAACCCTCACGACCCCGAACTGGCCCGCGATGCCGTGGCCGACTATCTGGAGCAGGTCTTCTCGACGTTAAGCAACACAGGCAATGCGCTGCGCGTGGATTCCTGACAGCCGGGAAAAGGCTTTGGCAATGTGGCGGGCCCAATGGGTTCCGCATCCGCGCCAAAGCGTGACCGAGTGGGCCGAGGCCAACTTGTCTTTCTCGTCCCGCTTCACCTCGTCACCGGGGCCGTTCCGCGTCCGCAGTTATCCGTATATGCGCGAGTGGCTTGACTGCTTCCACCCTGCGAGCGGCGTCCGCTCGATGGCGCTGCTCTGCGGGGCGCAAGTGGCGAAAAGCACCGCCATTCAAGTTGGCATGGCCTACCGCCTCGTCCGCGCCCCGGCTCCCGCGCTTTGGGTGCTTGATACCCAAACCAACGCGCAGAGTTTCAGCGAGTCGCGCTGGCAAGTGATGATTGATGACAACGAGGTTTTGCGCGCTCAACTCCCGCGCAACAAAGACAAATTCAAGAACCTCGACCAAGCGTTTGCGCGGATGCATCTTTGGTTCATCGGCAGCAACAGCCCCGGCAACCTCGCGGGCCGTAGTATTTCGCTCCTCTGCTTGGATGAGGTCGATAAATACAAAACGAAAACCAAGCAAGAAGCCGCCGCCGTGCAGCTTGCCGTGCAGCGCGTGGCGTCCTTCCCAATGCATCTGATTGTGATGACCAGCACCCCCACAACTCAGGAAGGCTCAATTTGGAAGGCGTGGCTGGAAGGCGACCAGCGCCGCTTCTGGTTGCCGTGCCCGCATTGCAACGAGATGACCTTGCTTTCCTGGCCGATGATGAAATGGGACGATGACGCCCGCATTGACCAAAACCAATGGGATCTGAAGCGCGTCCGCGAAACCGCCCGCCTTGAGTGCCCGCATTGCAACGGCCACATCACAGACGCGCTCAAGACCAAGATGCTGCGGGGAGGGGAATGGCGCGCGGAGAACGCCAACGCATTGCCGGGCCATCGCAGCTACCACTTGTCCGCGCTTTACTCGGTTCGTCGCAGCTTCGGCGCGCTGGCCGTCAAATTCCTGCAAGACAAGTCTTCGCTTATGGGCCTGCAAGATTTTGTGAACAGCATCCTCGCCGAGCCGTGGGAAGATGCCATGACTGACGAATCCCGCCCGCTAACCATCGGCGAATACAACCTCCGCGCCGAGCCCGAAGAAGGCACGGCCCGCATCATGGCCGTGGACGTGCAGCAGGACTGCTTCTATTTTGTCTGCCGCGCCTTTGCCAAAGACGGCTCAAGCAAGCTCGTGGACGAAGGCCGACTCACTACCTGGGCCGACTTGGAATTTAAGGTGCAGGAACTTGGCCTCGACCAGCAACGCAACATCGGCGGCACGATAGCAAAGCTCGTGGTGGTGGACTCAGGCTTCCGCACCGACGAGGTGCTCGATGTCTGCCTCCGCAATCGCTACATCCCAGCCAAGGGAGAAGACCGCGCGGACGGCTACGGCGTGAAATTCGGCAAGACGCTCCGCAAGGCCATCTCCGTTCTCAAGCCGTATCGGCGCGGATATTTCCTTATGCTGTTCTCGTCGCCCGCCGCGCAGGATGTGCTGGAATGGCTACGCGGCGGCAAAGGCCCGGCGTGGACGGTGGCCGCTGACGCCTCCGAGGAATACAAAGCGCACCTTGATTCGCACCGCAAGGTGGTCAAACGCTCCCCGCTCACGGGGCGAGAGAACTACATCTGGCGGCAGATCGGACGCAGGCCGAACCACATGCTCGACTGCGAACTGATGATTCTGGCGCTGGCCGAATACGGAAACATCATCAAGCCCAAGCTGGACGAGCCCACAGAGTAAAACCCACTTTTTCCTTGCCTACGCAAGCTGCTTGCGTAGTTTGGTGGCGTATGAGCAAATTCAACATCCTAGAGATTGCCGCTAATTTTAATGCGGCAACCGACTACGACATTGAGGCGGCACTTAGTTTGACCTCAATCCTCCTTCGCCACGCACACACGGTTCAGCTTGCCCGGATAAAAAACGCCGATCCTCAACTAGAGCTTCCCATTGAGATCGGCAACGATGCGCCGTAGTATCGCGGGCGTGAAATGCCCGAACTGTAACAAGCCTTTGCCGCCGAGTTTTGTGGATACGCGGGCCGTGGGCGGCAAGGGCGGCAAGGCTTCGGGACCGCGCAAGGCGAGAACAAAGGCGCAGGCCACAGCCGCAGTTGAGGCTCGGTGGGCCAAGTATCGCGCCAAGCAAAAGGCCAAGCGCGCCAATTGACACCGCCGCGCGTGAGCAATGTCTCCGCGCTCCTTTGTTTTCTCAGTCTGGGTAGCAAACAACAAAGACGCGACAAAGACAGTCGCGGCGCTTGAGACGATTGCCGCCAACAATTTCACCGTGGCGAAAGAGGGCGGGCGCGTAATGGTTTCTGCCTCAATGGGTGGTAAAAGTTTTTCTTACGCAATCCCGCCCGACCAGACCGCCGGCACGGTGGCCGAGTTAGCCTTCTACTGTTGGAAAGAAGTCAAAGACCTGTCCGCAGCCAACCTCGAACTCTGGCTGACACGCAAGACCAACAAGACCGCGATCATGGCCTTTAACTACCCGCTCGTATGAAATTAGCCGACCGCTGGAAACTTGTGACCAAAGCCTTCAGCCCGAAGGCGCAGAGCTACGATGCGGCGAGGCCAAGCATCCAGCGCCGCTTTCCCTACAACGCCACCGCAACCGACTCGCACATTGATGTCAGCGGAGCCGACAGAGAACGGCTGATGAAGTTGAGCCGATGGGTCTACAATAATATGCCGTTTGTGCGCGGACTCATCACCGAGAAGGCGCGCTACGTCACAGGCAGCGGCATCCGCCCGCAGGCCCGAAGCGGCGATGAAGCATGGGACAACGCCGCCGAAACTTTCTTTGAGCAGTGGTCGCGCGTGGCCGACATCCAAGGCCGATACACTTGGCGCGAGATGCAGCGCATCGCCTCGGTCGCTATCGACCGCGATGGCGAAGTTTTCTTCCGCGCCACGGCACAAAGCACCGGGTATCCCGCGCTGCAACTCATCCTTGCCCACCGCATTGGCGATGCGCGCTCCTCGATCTACGAGCCGAGCAACCCGACCGCCCGCGAAGGCGCGCAGAACATCATCGACGGCGTGGTGGTCAATCCGCAGCTACGCCCGATCTTCTACCGCCATCTGGTCGGCGACGGC